CTAGAGCGTTACATGGTTAACCTCCAGGAAGTCGATGTCCCATCGGGCGAGATTTACTGTGCCGTCACCCCCCAGGCTTTCCAGGACATCCGTGCCCTTGGTATCGCCCGTGACGCTACAGGTCTTGTTGGTGGTGCTGGTCGTCCATACTTCGGTGGTGTTGCCGAGGCTGGCGGTCTTGGTGCTTCCCTCTCGCAGGGCATGATGAATATCATGGATTCCCTGGAGTACATGGGTGTCAAGATTATCAAGACCAACCACATTGGTGAAGGACCAACTGGTCTTTACGGTTCCAATATCGTTGATGGTACTGGTGCAAACATTGCACCAACACTCACTGCTGGTGTTGTAAGCGCACAAGGCACACTCAGAGACATTGGCGATCCAAAGTACAACTTTGATTTCTCTCAAAGAGTTGCTGGTTCTGGCGGTCAGAACGCATCACCAATCAAAGCGTTGATCTGGCAGCGTAACGGCGTTTGCTCGTTGCGTCTCCAGGGCATGCAGACCGAGTCCGTCAAGGACACCAGACGTGGCACTTACTTCACCGTAAGCTCCATCATGGCTGGTGCTGGAATCTTGCGTCCAGAAGTCTGTGGCGCAATCCAGGGTGTGGCTACTGGCGTTACTGTCGGTGCTTAATTAGTACATCTTAATCGTACCTAGGGGGTCGAAAGGCCCCCTAGGTATTTTTTTCATGGAGGACAAATGGGAATATACAGTTACAAAGATGCAATCAACCACATGTTGTTGTCATCTGGCGAGCATCTGGTGTCTGATCTAAATCAAGACTCAGGTGTCGATACCCAGGTAGCCGAATTCATCCTTAACCAAACCATCAAGGCAATGGTAATGCGTGGTGTGGCAAATAACAGATACGTAACGGAAATTACGCCAGATGTGAATGATAAAATCAACTTGCCATCTAATGCTTGCTATGCTCAAGTTGTTGAACCCTTGTATGATCCTACGACTGGGGAGGTGATCCAGACTACAATTAAGTCCAATCCTACAAGGTTGTTCAATATCACCAAGCAAACGGATGTCTTTGACAGAAAGCTAAAGGTAGAGGTCATTGTTCTCCTTGGAGACGAAAACACAAATTACGGATGGGACGACATTGATTCGGCCCTGCAGAGATCCATCATGGAGATGGCGGCACGGGAGTACCAGATGACGACCCAGGGCGATCTGGACATCGACAAGAGAATGGCCGTTCGGGAAGCATACCACGTTTCCCGTGGACGTGCTGCAGATGTGTTCAAGAAGAACAGATCAATCTTCCTTGGCGATGCTGGCACAGCTGCTGCAGTCAGCAGAGTAGGTATTCTCTCAAGAGACCCATACTACACTAGGACGAGGTTTATCTAATGGCAAGTACACGACTGGTCATAAATTCATTGTCAGGTGGCGTAGGCCGTCAAGCCCCAACCAAGAGACTTGTCAGCGAAGCCGAAAACCTGGACAACTGCCTTGTTACCTTGGAAAGATCAGTCGAGAAAAGACCGCCATTGACCAAGGTTTCGGCAGATGGTGGTTCTTCCTACCTACAGCTAACCAATGTTTCTGCTCCAGCTGGTTTCAACCCAGACAACCTGTATTTCCATTTCATCGACGTAGATGGCTTTAACAGGTACTGCATAGTGATCAACAGGGCTGGTCAGACAGCAGACCCGTACACAGCCGTTGGGTATTTCAATAACCTTTCGGCAAACGACTTTATCTCCGTCTACCGCATTGAACCAACTCAATGGGTCAGGGAAAACGTGGATCAAAGTTCAGCCAGCTTCAATCGTGGCCTGTACGAGTACCTGGTGTATGGTGCAAGGAGCACGACATCAAGCTATCGCATGGGCAACACGCAGAAGTCGGAAGAACCGACATCGATCAAGAACACCTTTGGCAGCATCGATTTTGAGGTTGGTCTCATACTGTGGAACAAGCTTGTCGAGACCGATTATCTCCCAGACAACTCTGGTTCGGATATCGTAAGCGCTGGTTCGTGGACCACAAACACCAACGCGTTCATCCACTCTGGTGATGCGATCAACTACAAGATCGCCGTTGGTCCTCAGAACAGCCAGCCACAGCTGGAAGACGACATCGAAGATGCGTTGTACTGGACAAACGTAAGAGACAACATCAACTTTGTCATCAACTCCTCGACACAGGAAGAGGAGGAAACTGGACAAAGCCTGAACGACTTTAGTGTCATTCCCCAGTACCCAGCAAGCGAGGTAAAGGCGGATGTCAGCGACCCAAACGGATGGAAGGCACAAAGAACAATCAAGGATCTTTATGATTTTCCAACCAAGATCGCAACACCAGGAAGCCCTAACTGGAACCTTGGCGACTATGCACATGTCACAAGCGGATTGGATGCCGTAGAACGGGACGCTGGCAGCAACACCTACAGGGGATTCGGCAAGGTGTACTTTGTCAGAAATCCGTATCTTTCTTTCCCCGCTGGTTTCTACAGGGCTACAAGATACTCCAAGAATCCGTATTTCCAGAGAATCAGGTCTGAAAACAAGAACTCGGTCATTGACCATAGACGAATGCCAGTGATCATCTACAAGGATTTCTCAGACAATGGTCTGTGGAAGATCAAGCATCTTCCCCTGCAGCCAAGACGGTCAGGAACCGACCTGAGCAACCCAGGTCTACAGGGCATCGGCAAAAAGGAAAAGATCCAGTCGATGGCCGTGTGGAAGAACAGACTGTGGATCGCCATGGACAATTCCCTGGCTGGATCCGTGTCTGGGGACTTCTTTGATTTTTGGATCAACGATGTCAACGATGTCTCGGAGACCGACCCAATCGACGTACAGGCCAGCGTAGGCAGCTATAATCGCCTTAGTCACATTATTCCATTCCAGCAGATCTTGTTTGTGCTGTCTTCTGGCTCGGTTCAGTTTGAGGTTCGTGGTGGTTCCGCTGATGTTGGCATTTCCCCATTCAACGTGGAGTTCAGGCCGACATCCTTCTATAGCACGGCAAAGCTGGTAATGCCCCAGAAGATGGCAAACAACGTGTTCTTCATGGACTCCAGGAAGTTGTACATGTACCTCAGTGGCTCTGGTTTTTCAGATGAATTCTCCACATCCATGGAAATGACAAACCACTGCAAGAACTACTTACCGCTGAACTTCGGAGCCGTTACCGTTTCCTCGGCAAACAACACAATCGTGATGGTCGATGACGACGACAAGAAGCAGTTGTATTTCTACACCTTCAGGACAAACGGAGACAAGATCTCCCAATCCGCGTTCTACAGGTGGATCCTTGATCCATTGGATTCGATCATGGCATGCAAGTGCTACGAAAAGGACATGTATCTGATCTCCAGGAGAACGGCTGCAAATGCCTCAAAGACACTAAACGTGTACTTTGTTTCAATGGAAACCGTGCCAGTAACCACTCCGATGATCGATTGGTTAACCGAAGTCACTGGTGTGTACGCGCTTGGCGAGACCAAGTTCACGCTGCCCCACTATGACCCATCCGTCGATTACGTAATCAAGGGACCAGCATGGGGGTCGGCGTCCTATGAAGCGATTGCCGTGGGTGTCTCAAGCATCTCGGTAGACCTACAGGGAAGAACGGTGGTAACCGTTACTGGAGATCTTTCGGCTTATCCAGTATACATCGGCAGGTCATATGAAATGGTAATTCAACTGTCCCAGCAGGTGCAGAGATCACAGGATCAAGCACAGGTCTACGAAGGTGTTCTCAACCTGAAGAAGATCACGACCAAGCACTATAATTCTGGTTCGTATGACATCGGCATTGCCAGAAGAGGTCGTCAGGAAACAAAGGTTACCTTCTATCCATTGTTCGTAGACAGCATCCTGTCAAGACTGGATCAACTGAAGATAGACACAAGTGGAGAACACCTATCCAAGGTCCTGGCCTACTCGGAAAACGTGGAGATCTTCATCAGATCTGCGTACCCAACGGTCTGCAACATAACAAACATTGAAATCCTTGGCAACTTCAGGTCAAGAAACACAAGCATTGAATAAGGAGAGACCATGCCAGCATACAGCTATACCAGTGGAAGTCCAATAGGAATTTCCGCATTGAACCCAACAACGGGTCAGTTTATCGAAGTGATCTACACGGCCTCTGGATCCACCTACTTCTATAGCAGCATTGCGTGGTTGCCTGAGATTCAGATCCAGGATCAGATCAACGTGTTTACCCGCCCAAGTGCCTTGGGTCCAGAAACACAGATGATCAATGGAACCGATTTCAACTTTGGTCCTAACGAAACAATCGTGTTTATGAATTCTCCTTCTGGTCAGGTTGTCCTGAGAAGAAGCACGGATCTGTCCAAGATGGTCCTGAGTTACGTGGATGGTGCTAAGTTCACATCCAGACAACTGAACTCAACGATGCACCAGTTGCTGTTCATTGCCCAGGAAAAGGCAAACTTTGAGACAAACATCTTCAACTACTACCCAGTATCTGTGGTTGCCCAGGCGTGGAACTCTGGTACTTCGTATGTTGTCAACGATGTCGTGATCCACTCTGGTGGAATCTACGTGTGCATCGCAAACAGCACCAACAACAATCCTGCATCATCTCCTGCGTTCTGGACGTTGCAAAACCCCCAGAGCAACGGGTTCTATGTGACTGGGTTCAACGCACCTGTCAATATTCACCTTGGAACAATGGCGGATGGCCAGACCCTGGTCTGGAGTGCGGCACAGAAGAGATTTCAAGCTGGGTTTGCAATCAGTTCATCGGCATACCTAAGCGACTATGTCATCAACAACCCACTTAACAACCAGATCTTGGAGTATTCATCTTCGTTGAGTAAGTGGCGTAATAGAACCATTCAATGGGCCCCGACCCTGACGGGCACGGATTTGGTTTTTTCAAAACATATCTACAGTTCCGTGCTTACTTCGTTTGCAGATGTGGGTACCGTGCTGCCTGGTTACCTAAGTGCGTTCAACTCTGGGTCAACACAGGTCATGCCAAACGCCGCTACCGTGTATCACATGCTCAGGGAAACCATCCCAGGTGGCGTGGATCCACAAGGTTACTTCCAAAGCATCGACAGCAGTCTTGCCCAGGCATTGCAGAACCTTAAGAATCCCGTAAAGGCAAAGCTGGAATGGGATCTTGCATACGGAAACCAGACACAGAGAGCACAAAATGGTGTCGCTCTGTATGGTCCCTACTCGTTGTTCTGGGATCACCCAAGCGAGCTGTACAACGCCCTTGGCAACAGTGACGTGTGGTACCACAGTCTTCAAGATACAGACATCTACAGAACTTCACCATGGTGGTCATACAGGGAAACCGTGGCCTCGCCTGGCGTAATCCTAGATCTCAAGTCAAAAATCCATGGATATGGTGTAACTAATTTCTATCTAAGTGTACCAGAATCAATTACATCTGGTTTCCACATTCCAGTTGTCAAGGACGATGGGCAGTTTACCTTGCTGGGTAATTTAAACCAAACCACTAGTTTCATAGAGATTGGCGACCACAACAATGTTGCTGGTAACACACCAAGAGACATGAACCTGATGGCCCTCAGGGATCTTGCATTTGCAGCAGCCCGCATAGGAACCCCAGTTACGCCAACAACAGCCCAATCAACAAAGGAACAAGACAACAACACAAGACTCTGTAAGGGTCGTTTGATTCAGGCAAACTACGATGGGTTTATTGATGTTACTTACAAGAGATTGGAGCAATCAGAAGCAGAAGCTTCGGTATTGTGGAAAATTCCAGCAAACATCATCTATTACAACACCGCCGCGTTGGCCTTGTCAAACAAAAGTTTAGTAAAAAACTACATAACAGATGTTACTAGTTTGCGAAACACCGTAAGATTCCAAGGTTACAGTCGGATGGCTGACAATGTTTCCTTGGGTGGTGGTAATCGCATTATTCAGAACAGGCACTTGTCTTCAAAACCAATGGGTTACTATTTCAAGGCAGACGAATTCTGGAACGATTGGAATACCAATTGGACAGGAGATTCTGGTAATTATCTTAAGAGATTCAACGAAGCAGACATCGATTGGGCGGTGTGGGACATTACCAATACATCCATCAAGCACTTTGATACTGCTGCTTCCGTTCTGTATAACTGGACTACCACTGGTCTTATTGCTACTGCTGGCCCAAACAACACATCACCAGGTTCTTCGACGTTCTACCCATGGTCGTTTAGACCAAACCAAGTAAAGCAGATCGTCGCTGGGACTACTCAAGTCGGTACGCATCTCCTGAACGTGGATGCCAATACTTTGTTCTCTTCATCAAGTTCGTTTGTCCCAGATCCAGTGGACACCTATGTATTTAGGTTGGTTCTGAATTCAACAGTAACAGCGGCCTATTTTAAGGAAATAACGGCA